GCATTAGCACCAAGCATACCGGTTTCCGACAATTGGATCTGACCAGTTCGTTTATTCCGAATGGCTGGGCGGTCACCGATGGTGATGGCTTCTAGATCATGCGCGCTGGAACCCGTCTGAACAATGTTACGCACATTGTCAGGGGTGAATTCGCGCGACGCAATCGAGCTAACTTCTGGGTAAACCTTAGCAAGTTGGTCGTACAGCTTATAGTACTGATCTGGAGTCTGTGCGGTTGCAAAAGCGGGAGCAAAAACAGATGCCGTACCTTGCATCAGATCGAGTTTGGCTTTATCGTCTAGACGTTTTGCGGTTGAAGCTTCATACGTCATTTTGGCCGTCAAGCCATTAAACTTTGTGATAGCCTCGTATGCGTCAGGATTGGTCTGACGCAATTTTTTAAGCGCGTCAGGATCTGTTAGGGTATCGTTTCCACTGATAAAATCGCGAGCGGCAGCGCCCGCCTGAAGAGTGCGTTTTGTCTCACCCAATTCAAGCCGCGATTTTTCAAGAGCCGTCTGCGCGGCTTGCGTCTGCACCCCCATAGCACCCATTGACGCAGCGTGGCGCTGAAGCGCCAACGCAGGCTCGTAATTGCCGGACGCAATCAAGCCCTTGATGACATCTGGCGTTGCTTGACCGCCTGAACGCCCAAGAATTTCGGTTAGCGCATTTTCTTTTTGAACTTCCCGCGCCCGCTGCTGCATGAGCATGTTGGACGTTTGCATTTTTTGCATATGCTCAGCCAAGCTCAACATATTAGGAGCTTGAACTTGCTGAAGTTGGGGAAGCGCGGCATTATAGTCGACCATCGTCGTATCCTTAACTTACGGAGTGCCCACCATAAACGGACCTTGGCCGGTATACCCGCCTGCACCGTAGCTATACGGATTTACGCCGCCACCACGGTTAAGGTAATTGTTCATCATATACGAACTCATGCCTTGATTGAGCGCGTTCGTCACTGCATTCGCTTGGTTCAGGTAGCCCGACGCCTGCGCGTTGCCGCCCGCGACCGCAGCTTGACCCAGACCTTGCCCGAGATTGGTATAAGTTTGGCCCAGGTTCTGGCCGAGCGCGTTAGACGCCGCTGCCGATCCCGCAGCCGCAGCTTGACCACCAGTATAAAGACCCTGCAATGGCGCGAGTTGCGCCGCTCGGTTGGTCTGATAACGGTTAAATGCGTTCTGATATTCCTGTGACCCAAGGTTTTGGCCGTACTCGGTAGCGCCTTTGATGTTCGCGCCGGACATGCCCATGCCTCTGGCGGCGGCGCTGCGGTTGAGCGCCTCTACGCCTTGGCTAAGACGGAACTGGTAACCTGGGTCGGTCGTAAAGTCCGACATGCCGAAATCTTTGGCGTACTTGCCGTAATTGGCCGCGCCCGTATCGCCGCCAATCCCCAACAGTTGCATGAGCTGGTTCTGCGCGGTAACGCCGCCTTCGCGATAAGGCGCAAGGTCTGCACGACCTTGGTAAAACATCTCTTTTTGAGCGGCGATACTCTTGTCGGCGGCTTCGCGTTGGGCGGCGGCGCTTTCCGCCGCAGCAGCCCGCTGCGCGTCCGCAGCATTGCTAGAACCGAACAAGCTCGCGCCTGCGCCCAGAACGCCAGCTCCCAGAATGGCAGTTTCGATACCCATATCAGTTGCCTTTCACCAGCGCGCCGTCATCGCGGGTCTTGAACCCAAGGCGGTCAAAGATGCCATACATATACTCATGCCCCGGCATGATCCGCGTGTGGGCGTTCTCATGCGCGAACAATTCTGCCAGTACTCCTCGCGTTGCCCACCGCCGCCGCCATTCAGGCAAAACCGACACATGAACTTCGCCGTCTTTGAAGTACGCCGCCCCTACACAGGTATCGTTACGGACTATAGCCTTAACGTCCCACGTTTGCAAAAAGTTCGCGTAATCCTCAAACGCGATGGGCTGAGACCAGTCCGTAGCCCGGAAACCTATTTCCAGCGCCAAATCTCGGTCATCGACCAATCGTGTCGCCATTAGCCCCTACGACAGTTGCTTAGGCATGGGCGGCAGCACTTCCGTCTGCGCCCGCACCATCTCGTTGCGGAAACTCTCGGTCGCTGCCGCGCCTTGCCGCGCCTCCTTGGCGACCTCGATCTGTAACATGGGCATGGCCGAAATGGCGCACATCCATTCGTCGATCTCTTGCCCAGTCTGGGGGTTCGTCCCTCGCAACTGCGTAAACCACGCACACTGAAGCTGAACGCAGTCCTTTTTGATCAGCGGGCAAAATGATCCGTTCTTGAGTTGCATCGTCAGTCCTTGGTCGCAATGATGACATCGACGTACTGGACGGCAAAGTCCATCGCCGTGCCGCTACCGGTGTTGGCTATGGTGATGCCGGTGGTAACCGTACTTGTAGACGGATTTGCTGCAACTGGACCGGAACCAGTAGGCTGAGCGCCACCTATAGCTGAAGATCCGCCAGCTGGAAGAGTGTGGGCATGTCCAGGGTCCGTTAGCGTATGTGTATGGCTGGGCATGTTAGCAACTGTAATTGTCCGCGACGTAAACACGGACGTAAACCCGGTTGTACCGCCGCTGCTAGCGGTGCCGGACACCACGCGCAGCGCCTTGTTGTCATGCGTGGTGGACTTGGTCCAGCCAGTAGGGGCGGATGTTTGCACAAACAGCATCGCCGTGCCACTGGGAAGATAAGCCCACGCACCGGTAAAAACGCCAGGGCTGGCAATCTCCAACGCAGACACAGGCGTAGCCGTGCCAATGCCGACTTGGCCTGTGCTATCGACAATAAACGGCGTAACGTCAGGATCGCTGGAGTCCTGCACCTTGAGCGCCGCGCCTGTACCAGTTTGGGTAATCTGAAGCGCCGGAGACGGCGTGTTGGAGTCGATGGTGACGTTACCGGACAACACGGGCGACACCGCCGCCGTGGGGGCCGAGATATTGTCCACCGTCCAAATCAGCGCGTCGTCGGCGTCTTTCAGCACAAACTTGTAGATAGCGCCGCCCAGCCAGACATTAGCTTCGCCACGCGAATCCAAAATGATGGGGTTGGTGTTGGCTGTCGTTGCGGACGAGTCCGTGTAGGTTGTTTGCAACGTGGTCGTGCCAGCGATGTAGGTGTACAGCTTGCCGCCGACCAGCGGTTCGCCAGCAGCGTCAACGAAAGCCGTTTTGGCGGCGGGGGAAAGAACAGCCATTATTCACCTATATTCGAAGCTACGGTCAAGATAACCGATGGGATGGCCGGTACGGGCGCAGACGCCGGTAGATAGGCAATCTGGACGTTTGTGTTGGTAGTAGACCACATGAGCCGAAAATAGTCACCTGCGCTCATGCGAATGACAAAATTCCACGCCGCGACCAGCGCGCTACTGGAACCAGACAAGGTCAACTTGGTGGCGCTTTCTGGCACAGACGTACCGTTTACGTCCGCCCAAATGTACACATCCTTGGCCGCCGCGTTTGTGCTGATCAACTGTAACGAAAACTGAATGTTGTAGGAGCCCGTGCGGTCCACATAGACACGCGATGTTGGCGTTCCAATGCTGACGCCTTGAGCCAAGCTTGTGTTGTTGTACGTTATTGCGTAAGCGGTGTTGATCGCCGCCGCAGTCTGCGTGGTAGTGTCGTAGAACGCGCCGCTGCGAAGCGATCCGCTGCCAAGGATGGCGTACAAGTTATAGAAATACCGATACCAAGCCCGTGTTACATAGTTTGTCATCGTGTCCCAAATTGGGACGCGCGGCGCAGGTATTTGCGTGATGTTATCAGGCATTGGTCGGGCTCACGATCAGTTCCGCGCCCATAATGGCGATTTTAACCGGATCGGTCCCTGATACCTCGTACACACGATCACGAAGTTTCATGGTCATGCCAAGCCTACGCCACAGCACGCGACGTCCAGTTTCGCCAATTTTGCCCATCGACCGCCAATGTTCGCTGGACCATGTGTGACCGCCGTCATCGGACCAGCGCAGCATGACCTGCGGGTCAGAACCTTGCACAATGATTTCCGCCGTTGTTTCTTCGGACTCGCCGCTGATTGCGCCAGCCGATACGGCATCAGACGAGATGCTGCTAAGATATGACGTCGTCGCGGGCGTCGCACCATCAAGCCCCACACCGGACTCGCAATCAAGTTGCAAACTATGTTGCGTCGTGCGGCGCAGATTGTTGGTTCCGGTAGGTAACGCGCGCCATGAACGCAACCATTTCTGAACGGTGCCTGCCTCGGTGTAAACCGTTGGATCGTAAGCGTAAATCTGACCGGTCAGATAATCGCCGATTACGATCTGATTGTTAAACGCCATTTGACAGTTGCCGCGATGACGCGTGAACTGATTGTTCAGCCATCCGGCGCGCTGATGCCAAGACTGGGTCGCCACATCGTAGACCCAAGTGATGTTAGCGTTAGGGAAGTTCAGCACATAAAACGAATGGCCGTCCTGCTGGTAGGTATACGCAACTGCGTCCGTGATGTCTTCGTACTGCTGGATCTGCCATTCGACGGAATGCGTCGAGATGCGGACGCCTGCGTAACCGTTGGAGCGGAACACCATGCCGCGCCCGCGCGCATCAGAACTGAGCCAGAACACGCCGTTGTCGAGCTTGGCGACGGAAAACGGCGCAGCGCAACCAATCTCAATGAACGCGCCTTGAATGCGCGACAAAGGAAAGTCGGGCAGACCAGCGTCGTACCAAACTTCCGTAGAATTTTGACCAAACAGCCAGACTTCGCGGTGATCGACGATCAAGGACACCAGATTGTCAGGCGAGCCTTCGGCGCTGGCAAAGTCCAACGGATCGACCGACGTTCCGTCGTATAGTGACGTAACCCAAAATTTCTGGCTGTTGGGCTGGTTATAAACGAAATAACCGTCGATAAACCCAACCGTCACAGCACCAGCAAAATCAGGATCTGTAATTTGCGCGAAAACGTCCGTGCTGGCGTTGTAAATGTAACCAATAGCGCCCGCTGCAATGAACATCTGGGTGCCGTTGTCCACCATCGACACTTGGCCGGTGCCCGCTACGGTGCCTTTAGCCGTCACATTCCAGTCAGTGTCGATCTTGTAGAGCGTGTTACCTGATACGGCGTAACCATAATTGCCAAACGTCCACAACCCGCGTATGGGGCCGGACCCCATGGTGGCAAGATAATTTAGACCTGGCGCGCGCTGAAGAAACGCGGGCTCCTTGCCAGCTTCTGGCACAACTTCTGGAAACAAATTGATCATGCGGTTGTCCGCAGCGTTGACGCTGCGGGCCACATAAGCAGAACCTAAGATTGGGCTCTTCATTAGACTTGACCTCCAACAAATACAGATTTAGACTGCATAGACATTGAAGAGGGTATCCGATGGAAGAGTGGAAACCAATATTGGGTTACGAAGGTTTGTATGAAGTTAGCAATCTTGGCGGAATACGTCGAGTGTTGCGAGGAAAAATTTTTATCGCCGGTCAAATTAGGGAAGCTAAAACAATGTTTGAACAAGGAGCTAAGCTTCGCGAAGTAGCCGCGCATCTCAACACCAGCATAACTACGGCAGCGGCTATAAAAAACGGCAAAACATGGAAAGGCGATGAAAATTTTAGGCTTGTCCGTCCAAGACCAGATCGTCAACAATACATGATTGCCGATTTGTGCGTCGATGGCGTTTTTAGCAAGCGCCGCGTTCACAGACTTGTATGGGAAGCTTTTAATGGCATCATAC